CGAGGAATACCTTATCGACCTGAACGCGACACAAGCCGCGATTCGGGCCGGTTACAGTCCTAACAGCGCAAGGGATATAGGAAGTGAAAACCTGACAAAACCCCACATTCGCGCGCGTGTAGAAGAAGCGCTGGCCGAGCGTTCGAAAAGAACTGGGATAAATGCGGATCGTGTGGTCCGTGAACTTGCCCGAATTGCCTTTGTGAACGCGGCCGACGTGATTAACTTCGATAGTGCCACCCTATCGGAAAACGCGTCCGAAGATGATACCGCGGCCATTGCTTCGGTAAGGGTTAAGACCATACCAACGGACGCCGGCGAAGGTGTGGAACGCGAAATCCGAATGTGTGATAAGCTGAAAGCTCTTGAACTGCTGGGTAAACATCTGGGAATGTTCAATAATGATCCTGAATCCAACGTCCCCGTTACAGTGGTGATTAACTATGACTACGGCGACGAAGGTTAAGGTAATAACAAAGGCAAAATTTAACCCTATATTCAAACCGGTTAATGAGTGGCGCGGCCGCTATCGTATATTAAAAGGTTCTGCCGGTTCCGGAAAATCGGTCAACGTGGCCCAGGACTATATCGCGAAATTATCCGATCCGGCCTATGAAGGCGCGAACCTTCTTGTCGTTCGTAAGGTTGAGGAAACTAACCGCGACAGTACCTTTGCAGAACTTCAGGCGGCCATTTACAGAATGTTCGGCAATCAAGCGCCGAAAATTTGGAAGATAACCCTTAACCCTTTATCCCTGGAATGCAAGACTACCGGAAACAAGATCATATTCCGCGGGGTTAAGGACCAAAGACAGCGCGAAAAGGTTAAGTCTATAACCTTCAAAAAAGGGAAGCTGACCTGGATATGGATTGAGGAAGCGACAGAACTTGAAGCTGAAGACGTTGACATATTGGACGACCGTCTTCGTGGTGATCTGTCGGACCTGAACCCGAATTTATATTATCAAATAACAATGACCTTCAACCCCGTTAGCGCGACCCACTGGATAAAGGCGCGCTATTTTGATAGGTCCGATCCGGAGGTCTTAACCCACCATTCCACTTATAAGGATAACCGGTTTATAGACCCTGGTTATTATCGGCGTATGGAGCGCAGGAAGATTGAGGACCCAGAAGGTTATCGCGTGTATGGCCTGGGCGAATGGGGAGAACTTGGCGGCCTGATATTGACGAACTTCGAGGTTCACGACTTCCCCACCGGCAAAGAATACTTTGATTCGGTTTATTACGGTCAGGACTTCGGTTTCAATCACGCGAACGCGATCCTGGGTATTGGCTTCAAGGACGGCGAAATTTATATCCGGTCCGAATTATACGTCTTTGAGAAGGACACGGAAGAAATTATCGCCATGGCCCGCAAAGTAAACATTGACCCCAGGGTTGAAATGTTCTGCGATTCGGCCGAGCCGGACAGGATCAGGACATGGCAAAAGGCCGGCTTCAGGGCCTACCCTGTTAAGAAGGAACAAGGAAGCGTTAAGGCCCAGATTGACTTCCTGAAAGGCCGAAAAATCCACATTCACCCTTCCTGCGTGAACACGCTTAAAGAAATTCAACAATGGAAGTGGAAAAAGGACCCTACAACTGGGTTGTATATAGACGAACCGGTCGAATTCATGGACGACGCTATGGCCGCCCTTCGCTATTCTGTTGAAAGAATTCGCCGCGGTTCCGCAATCGAGATTTTGAAGTGAGGTGTAAAGCATGGCATTAACCGAGATGGACCGAATAATGATGATCCTTTCCGATCCGGAAAAGGTTCTTATGTCGTTGGCCCAGATAGTCGGTGAAGAAATAAAAGAATTCAAGTCGTCCGAACAATACAAGATCATGGTCGAAGCTGAACAGTATTACAGGAACCGGTCTGACGTCCAGAGGAAGACGAACGACGTCGCCAACCGGTCAAACTGTAAAATCGAACACCCGATCCTTAAAAAGCTGGTGGACCAAAAGGTCAATTACCTTCTTTCGAAACCCTGGACCGTTGACACCAGTAATAAGGCATACGCGGAAGCGCTGGGCGAAATATTCGACGCAAGGTTCCGCAAGAAAATTAAAAGTCTTGGGAAAAACGCGATTAAATCAGGTATCGCCTGGATACAGCCTTATTTTGACGAAGACGGCAAGCTGGCCTTTATGCTTATTCCTTCGACCGAGATTATCCCTTTATGGCGCGATTCTGAACGGACAAAACTTGACGCTTTTATCCGCTTCTATGACCAGATAGTTTATATTGGGACCCGCAAACACACAATCACACGGGCCGAATTCTGGTATCCTGGCGGTGTCAAGCGCTTCGTTACCGGTCTGGAAGGCGGCTTTAGGTTCATGGTCGATAAGGAATACGGCACCGAAGAAAACGACTATACCGAAAGCCATTTTGTCGTCGGTAATAAGGCTTATAACTGGGAAGAAGTACCTATCGCCTGGTTAAGATATAACGACGAAGAACTTCCCTTGTGTTACTTTGTAAAAGACCTGATCGACGATATTAACTGGCAGACATCCGTAACAGCCGACGTGCTTCGCGACGTGGCGAAGTTTATATATATCCTGAAGAACTATGGCGGCCAGGACCTGGGCGAATTCATTAAGGACCTGAAGGAACACCTGGCAATCAAGGTATCTTCGGACGGTGGCGTTGATAAGCTACAGGCTGACCTTAATATTGACGCGGTTATGGCCTTCCTGGATAAGCAACGCCGTGACGTATTCGACTTCGCTTCGGCCGTCGACACGAAGGACCCAGACCTGGGGAACGCTTCCGGAACTGCTATCAATTTCCGTTATATGGACCTGGACGCTGACTGTGACGCGTTGGGAACCGAACTGAAAGAAACCTTCCAGCGCCTGAAGCTGTTCATTGACGTTTACTTACAGCTTATCGGCAAGGGTGACTTTACGAAGGAACAGTTCGACATTATCTTTAATGTCGATATGCCGGTCAATGAAACTGAAGTAATTAACAATATCAGGGCCAGCGAAGGAATTCTTTCCAAACGGACACAAATACAGAATCACCCGTGGGTCACTGACGCGGACGAAGAACTGGCAAGGATTGAGGAAGAACGGAAAAAGGCTATGGAGGAATTCGGAAGCGGCTTATTTGATAATGACCTGGGGGTGAGAAATGAAGGCGACGAGAAAGACGACGGAAGCGGTGACGAAGAATGAGAAGTAAGGAATATTGGAGAAGGCGCGCTTTAGTCCTGGAAGAAGAATCTTACATTCGCGGCGCCAGGCTATCGGCTAAAATGTTTGAGGAATACCAAAAAGCCGCAAGAGCAATCCGGAAGGAAGTCAACGACTTCTATAACCGGTATGCTTCAAAACACGGCCTGACCTACGAAGAAGCCGTTCGGCTTCTAAACAAAAGAGAGTTCCAGGAATGGAAAGCAAGTCTGGCCGACTACGTCAACAGAATAGCCCAGGAACCAGACCCGCGCATTAAGGCCCTATTAACGGCACAGCTTGACGCATTATCCTATAGCAGTTCAATAACACGCCTGGAAGCCTTATACGCGCAAATAGACATGATCCTGAACGACCTATTCACTAAAGGCGTCGCCCAGATGAAAGCTGAATTCGGCGAAAACTTTACCGAAGCCTATTATAAAAAAGTCTATCACCTACAGGCCCGCGCCGGCTTTATAAACGAATTCGCAAAGATAAACGCCGGCATGATTGAAAGCGTTGTTTCTTATCCCTGGTCCGGCGCCATGTTTTCGGACCGGCTATGGCAAAACAAACAGGCCCTTCTCTTTCATCTTCGGGAGGTTACGACCCAGGGACTTATCCAGGGCAAGGGCATTGTCGCCATGTCGAAGGAAATATCGGCGCGAATGGGCCAATCTTATAAAAACGCCGAACGGCTTATCAGGACCGAAACAAACCATATCCACAACGAAGCAGAAAAAGCCGCTTACAGAGCCGCCGGCGTGAAGCGATATGAATTCGTCGCTACCCTGGACAGCCGGACAAGTGAAGTCTGTGCAAGCCTGGACGGGAAAAACTTCGCTTTAGATGAAGCCAAACCAGGAACAAACTTCCCGCCCATGCACCCGAATTGCCGATCCACGACCATAGAATATGATCCCCATGATGAAATGGACTGGTATAATTCCGGAAAGAAAATGCCTAAAAACATGACTTACGAGGAATGGGCCGAAGTCCAGGGCATTAAGACGAAGAAGAAAAAATCGAAGAATAAAGCTGTTACAGTAACCGAATAACTTGTTGATTGAACGCCTTCACGGGCGTTTTTTCATATCCAAAATAAGCCGTACCCGTTCCGGCGAACAGACGGGACCGCAAAGCGTGTGGAAGTCACGTTAAAAACAGCGGAGAAAGGAGAATGTCAACCATGATCCATGAATCAATCAAAAAACTTCTTGGAGAGGACCTGACAAAACAGGTCGAGGAAGCCCTGAAGGGTAAAGGCAAAGACGGAAAAGACGTCGATCTGGTGATCGGAAACGACGGGTCCTATGTTCCGGCCGACAAATACGAAGCCTTGAGGTCGCAAAGTGCAAGCGCCGAAAAGGCATTAAAGGCCGCCGCTGACGCATTAAAGACGATCGGCGGTTCTGGTGATCCGGCGAAGATCGCTGACGACGTTAAAGCCGCCCAGGACACTATTAAGAACCTGCAAGACAACCACGCCGCAGAAATCAAGAAAATCCAGAAGAACACAGCTTTAAGACTTGCCCTTTCCGGCCAGGCACACGATCCTGCCGACATCATTTCGCTTCTGGACCTTGAAAAAATCGAAGTGGACGAATCAGGAAACCTGAAAAGTGACCTGGAAAGCCTGATCAAACCGATTAAGGAAACAAAACCCTACCTTTTCAGAGAGCAAGAGCAGGCCCCAGAGATTAAAGGGGCAAAACCCGCATACCCTGGCGCACAGCCAACACCTGACGCACCGGCTGGACCGGTAATATTTTAATTTCACATGAAAGGAAAGTGATAACTAATGGCAAGAACAAAAGCTATTTCCCTGATTCAGCAGGGTTCTACCAAAGCAGACCTGAAAGAAATTTCCGGTCTTGTGATTGAGAATATCCAGAAGGCCACACTTTCGAACGGCCTGAAGTCCCAGGCGTACACCGGAAACCCCGCCGCCGGTTCTGTTGAGTTTAAGCGCTTTAAGAACAGCGCTTCCAACCCCTACGGAACCGCAAGGGCGGCCGGCAAGGGTGACGCGCTGACCGTTCCCCCTATTACTGTAAACCTTGATCAGCACAGAGAGATCGTCGAAGAAGCCGCAAAGTTTGACCTTGACACTTTCGGCGTGGCTAACATCATGGCTAGACGCGCAGACAACCACGTCGACACTGTGGTTGCTGAACTGGATACTGCCTTCTTCGAGGAAGCTGTAAAAGCCGGCGTATCCTTCGAACCTACCGGCTTATCCAATATCGAAGACCAGAATATCGAAGACCAGGTCGAAGCCATGATCCAGGCCCTTGAAACCGTTAAAAACGACTATGTCAGGGGCGTTCCCAGAAGCATGATGAACCTGGTATGTTCCCCTTCCTTCTACGGCAAGATTAGGAACTACCTTGACAAAACCGCGAATAACGCGAACGTCGATACCACAGCAGAAGAATTCGCCCTTTTCCACGGCGTAAAGACTTACAGTTCCGTCTATCTGCCTGAAAATATCGACGCTGTGCTGATGATCGACGGCGCAATCGCGTTGCCGGTTGTTATTTATCCTTACAAAGACCCTGAAAAGATTCCTCTTTCCAACGATTACGCGGTCGCTATGTTCTACGACTACGGTTGCAAGGCCCTGACCCCTGACCTGATCTTCTTCTATGAGAAGGACGCCGAAACGCTTGGAATCCTGACAGTTACTTCTGAAGCTGGAAGCGCAGCTGGAAAGACAAAAATCACTGTTTCCCAGACATTAGTCGCTGGCAGAAAGTATGTCTATAAGACACACGCTACG